AGTAATACGCAGCAGTAGTTATATTACTGCACAACAAAAAGTCACCTGGAATTCAGAAACTAATACCTGGGACAATAACGGTCCGTCGCCGCAGAGATTTGCCTGGTTCAGTGTCAGTTGTGAAGCACAACCCTTGCAGTACGATCCAAAACAAAACGATTTTGCGTACAAAATGATTTATACTGTGGCACCGTATCAGACACCAGTGGCCAGCGAGTATTTTGAAAGCGGTGCTTCTCGTGGTGTTCACAAAGTATTTAATTACTGGTTCACAGGGCAAAACACACAGGTCTTGCAGTACGAGCAGGAGTTTAACAAACTATGGAGTCAAGCTATCACAAGTGATGCCGCAACAGCCGCAGCAGGAAAGCAATCAATCAACAGCCGAGAACTCTGGAAAAAAAGAGTAATGCCAGCCAGCGGCCAAGCACGTCAAGGTGGCGACGGCAAAACATTTGAACCTGGTGCAAACGCAGCCGACTATCTGTACTCAGTTGACTTGGCCAACATTAGATTAGTGATCATGGGAGATCCTGCCTGGATCCCGTCTCCAAAAGCCATGCAACCGGGCAAGTTTGTTACGGCACCGTTCGAAGCCGATGGCACTATAAATGCCAAAGCATCTGGTGCATACTTTGAATTTGCCTGGAACCAACCCAGAGACTACGATCTCAATACTGGACTCATGGACCCAGGAAAAAACAACTACTTTGTAGATCGTGCTCAGGGCAAGGCTGGACTAGCACAAGAAGCAGTAACATATCAAGCCACAAATTGCAAAAGCACATTCAGAGGCGGCAAGTTTACTCAAGAACTCAAAGGTATCTGGGTAACAGACACAGCCCCTACCAAGACAACAGATACCGGAAGAAATACCACACCACCAACGACCACAGCAAAAACCTCAGGTGTTGGTGATCGTATAATAGCAGCCACCGGTGGTGTATTACCTACCAATCAAATAATACAATCAACATCAAGAGTATTGCAAGCAGGTGCAGCATCGGCTGTGCCCGCTGCCGAAGAATACGCAGCACCCGCGCCCACAACCAATGTTATTACATCAACATCCGGAGCTCAACCGTTACCAGCAAAACCTGCCAGCATAGACGGCGCAGATATTCCAACTACACAATTTCAGCCGCCACCTACGCTACGAGGAAATCCCACAGGCGGAGCCGATGGACTAGATTTATCACCAGCTCCTGACCCAAATCCTTCACAGGGTGTAGTAAACGACGATCAAGGAACATAAAGGACACATATGGCACAAAATAACGCCCAACCGTCAGGCAGCGCACCCAATTATAAATTTGATCGTGGCGGCACACCTGCAGAAATGGGGCCGTTCATTGGACAAATTATGAACAATGTCGACCCTACTCGCAACGGCAAACTACAAGTGTTTATCAAACAGTTTGCAAGTGGACAACCAGCTTCTAATCCTCAGGCCTGGAGATGGGTAAACTATCTTCCGTCTTTTTACGGTGCCACAGAAAAAACCAGCACCAGTGCAGGCGCAGGCACCTATCCAGGAAATCAACAAAGCTACGGCATGTGGTTTACTCCACCTGATATTGGCTCTGACGTAATGTGCTTTTTTGTAGAAGGTGATCCAAATCAAGGCTACTACATTGGATCGGTAATTCAAGACAGTTTGAATCATATGTTGCCGGCGATTGGTGCCGCAAAGTCAGGCGAGTATGTTACTCAGAACAAGTCACAAGCAGAATATTTTGCCAACTCACCTCAGCTGCCGGTTACTGAAATCAATTCGGCCAACAAAGAGATTAACAAAAATCCACGATTCTTTGATCAACCCAAGCCTGTGCATAGTTTTCAAGCAGCTATATTCTTTCAACAAGGACTGAATAACGATCCTGAACGTGGTCCTATTATTTCAAATGCACAACGAGAAAGTCCTAGCACGGTGTATGGTATTAGCACACCGGGGCAACCTATCTATCAAGGTGGCGCAGATCCCAACACCATACGCCAGAAATTGAATGCAGGTGAACTGAAGCCGCAAGATGTCAAAGTAATAGGCCGCAAAGGTGGACACACACTGGTCATGGATGATGGTGACCTAGAAGGTACTAATGCCTTGCTTAGACTACGAACGGCCAAGGGTCATCAGATCATGATGAATGATTCAGAAAACTTTTTTCAGTTCATTCATTCCAATGGGCAAACCTGGATTGAACTAGGATCCGAAGGCACAGTAGATGTGTTTTCAACCAACAGTGTAAACGTAAGAACCAACGGAACTATCAATTTACATGCTGACAAAGACATCAATATGTTTGCTGGTGGCAACATCAACATGAAATCAAATGCAGCCACTAACATTGGTGCTGTGACTACCATGAACATGGCCAGTCAAGGTGCCATGACCATTTACAGCCAAGCACCAATTGGCATTCGAAGTGATGGCAGTCTAGCATTAAAAAGTCAAGGTGGATCCTGGGACGGTGGCTCAGCATTGAAATTCAAGGCCAGCAAGATTGATCTCAACGGCGGCAGTGCTGCAGATGTTAAGGTTCCCAAACTGTATCCTAAAACAACCCTGGACGACACTACATTTGACAACTCTACTGGTTGGCAAGTAAAACCCAATGCACTAGAAAGTATTGTCACAAGAGCACCAACGCACGAACCGTATCCGTATCACAACCAAGGTGTAGCTGCCAGTGTAAGTCTTACAGAAGGAACTCCTACTCCTCCGCCGGATGCTGAACCAGTTCCTTCCAGTTGGGGCATAGTTAGAAAATCATGAGTAAATTTTCATTTACAGGACCGAACGGCGAAGTATATGATGTAGAAGGACCATCGGGTGCCACTGTGGAACAAGCCAGGGCAATATTTGATCAACAAATCAGTACCGGCGGGCTAACAGGAATTCCAATAGGTAGTTTAGTCAATGCAGTCACACAAGCCACAGGCGGCCTATCAGCAGCCATAGCTCAAATAGGACCAGCATCACTTGCACAAGCCCTACAACTAGGAAGCACAATCAATCTTCCAGACCTAAGAGGAATGCCTATTCCCAATCCAATAGGAGTAAGTGACTTTGTCAAAACAACAGTGGGCCAACAAAACATAGGCTCAATTAATCCTGCACAAATACAAGGACTAATAGCACAAACTAGTACGTCGGTGGGCCAGGCTGCGACAGCAATCACAAATACCAAAGGTCTTGGCAAGTTTGGTCTCAATGCTGATCAGTTGCAGTTGTCAGGCCTGATCAAACCGGGTCTGGCTGAACAGATCAATCTGGATCCCAGCAAATTTACCAGCATATTGTCAAGTCCCACCAGCTGGACAGGCAAGTTGGGTGCTACAGATTTAACCTCGGTTCTGGGCAACGAACGACTGCAAACCACAGTGCAGCAAGGCCTAATGAATGTGAACTTTGATCAACTCAAACAAGTAGGGGCAATTAGTGGAACAGAGGTAGCATCGCAACTGGGCCCGTTGTTGAACAATGCCACAAAGTTTGGGCTGGGTAATGCAACAGAATGGCTCAAAACTGCACCGTCACTGGGATCGCTAGGGTCGCTGGGGTCACTAGGATCATTAGTTAGTGGTGGCGGAATTGGCGGACTACTTGCTGGCGGCGCAGGCGGCGCTCCAGCTGCACTAATCAGCCAAATGAATAACTTTGCCAAATCAGCAGAATTTGCACAGGCGTTTGCTGGTTTAAATGCTGATATATCCGGCGGCGGTAACCCACTAGAGGCAGGTGTACAGGCAGCCAAAGGATTCACCAACACTGTGAACCGATCTAATTTGAACGAAGCAGTGAAAAAAGTCATTGGCAACAGCAAAATATCTGTGCCAGATTTTGCACCTCCGGGCACCAGCTAAATATCTGTATGGCCACATTCATTGGATTTAACACACAGAATCAATACAAAAAATTCACGCTGGTAGACGGCGAATTAATCAAACGCGACCTACTGAATGCATTCAATGTATGGCAAGGTCAATTGCCTGGCCGTCCATCATACGGAACCACACTCTGGAGTTTTTTGTTTGAAAGCCAGGATCAAACTACCATGGCTAATATTCTGCGTGAAGTGCAAAGAGTAGCCGGCGGCGATCCTAGAATTTATCTAAATGATGCACAAGTGTACCCACAAGAAAACGGTGTGTTAATTGAACTAGAGATACAACTGGTAGCTGGTGCAGACGCACAATTGCTGAGTGTATTTTTTGATCAACAACAGCGCAGAGCTTCGTTTGTATAAAAGTAGCCGTTTACTTTATCGGTAAATAACATATTAACGGAATATCATGGCACGCACTACTAGACAAACAGTTGTATTTGGCGTTGAAGACTGGAAACGCATCTATCAGACCTTTAGAGAAGCTGACTTTCAAAGCTACGACTTTGAAACTTTGCGAAAAAGTTTTGTAGATTATCTTCGACAGTACTATCCTGAAACATTCAATGACTACATTGAAAGTTCAGAATTCATTGCATTACTAGACGTTGTTGCATTCATGGGTCAGGCAATGGCCTTCCGAAATGATCTTAACACCCGTGAAAATTACATAGACACCGCGGAACGTAGAGACTCGGTGGTGCGCCTGGCCAACCTAGTGAGCTACACTGCCAAACGAAATACCGCTGCTCAAGGTTACCTCAAAGTGTTTTCAGTACAAACCACCGAAAATGTCACAGACTTCAACGGAATTGACCTAGCCAATGTTACTATCAACTGGAACGATCCTACCAATCTAAACTGGGCAGAACAATTCACAGCCGTCATAAATGCTGCTCTAGTGGACACTCAACGTGTGGGTCGCCCGGGCAATCGTCAAGACATTGTGGGTGTGAACACATCTGAATATGCTATCAATCTGGTTCCAGGATTCTTGCCGGTGTTGCCATACAATGCCACAGTGGACGGTGTCAACATGCCTTTTGAAGCAGTGAATTCCACATCCGTGGGTCAAGACTATATCTACGAGCCTGCCCCTGTGGCCAATGGCATTTTCAATATCCTGTTCCGCAGTGACTCTCTGGGATTTGCAGCAGCCAACACTGGCTATTTCTTTTATTTCAAACAGGGTGTATTGCAAAGTCAAGATTTTAATCTGGCAGAACGAATCAGCAATCGCACAGTCAACATCAACATCGAAGGTGTCAACAATGAAGACCGTTGGGTATTCCAGTTGGACAATGTGGGTAATGTTGTGGGCCAATGGCAGTATGTAGAATCAGTTTTTGCTGCGGCAGCAGAACAGTTGACACCTGATCAACGCAAATTGTTTTCCACAACATCAAGAACCAACGATCAGATCACGTTGACATTTGGCGATGGTGTATTTTCTGCTATTCCAGTGGGATTGTTCCGAGCCTATGTTCGTGCGTCCAACGGCCTGCAATACATTATCAATCCTGAAGAAATGCAAAGTGTGGTCTTGCCAATCAGCTACATCAGCAGAACTGGTCAGTTGCAAACAATTACATTCACTTGTGGTATTACCACTCCTGTCAGTAATGCACAGGCCAGAGAAACTCTAGACGAAATCAAACAACGTGCTCCTGCTAGATACTACACACAGAACCGCATGGTCAACGGTGAAGACTACAACAACTTTCCGTTTACCTTGTACAACTCAATTATCAAAAGCAAGGCACTGAATCGTGCCAGCATTGGTACCAGTCGATATCTTGATCTAGTGGACAACACAGGCAAATATAGCTCAACTAATATTTTTGGATCTGACGGTGCCCTGTGGGAAGAAAATCAACTGCCCACATTTGTGTTTTCGTGGTTGAATCGCAATGATATTGCCAGCGTAATTACCAATCAGATACAACCACTGTTGATTACCAATGGTTTTACACAATTCTATTATGCAAATTTTCCAAGACCTGACTTGGCGGTGCTTGATATTACCTGGAATCAAAGTACCACAATGGCCAATGAAACCACTGGCTATTTTGTAAATGCCACTGGCGGTCCTGTTCCTATTGGCACCTTTTCTAGCAACAACACAAAGTATATTCAAGTGGGTAGCCTGGTAAAGTTTGCTGCGCCTGCTGGCTATTACTTTGATGCCAACAATAGACTACGACTAGGAACTCCTGTTCGTGCAGATGAAACACTGACCATCTGGGCCAGCCCAAGCATTATTGTTTTGAACGGTACCAACCAGGGGCAAGGCAACTTTGACGACGGAACTGGACCAGTTACACTTAATAATTTTGTGCCCACAGGAGCAATACCTGTATCAGTGATTCCGTTGTTGGTCACAGATATTCCAGCCAGCCTTGAATCTTCAATTGCTGATCAGATTTTGTTGTTTAGAAACTTTGGACTTGGATATGATAATACCACGCAGACCTGGTATCTGATCACGTCTAATAATCTTGCTGTCAATGCTGACTTTAGCCTGGCCAATGCACAAGATACATCGGGCACAGGCCAAGATGCAAGCTGGGTTATTCAATGTCTAACAGATGGACTCAGCTACACTGTGACCAGCCGTTCTCTGGTATACAACTTTGGCTCGGTGCTGCAAACAAGATTCTTCTTTGAGTCAGGGCAACGCATTTTTGACACTCGCACAGGTACAACAATCAGCGACTTTGTCAAGGTGTTGAGAACCAACAGCTTGCCAGATTCCAATCAACCTCTGCCCGGGGACATCAGTCTTTCTATCATTGGACAGCCAGTTGAGTCCGACGGATACGTCGACGACTATCAAGTGATTGTCAGTTACCAAGATGTTGACAGTGATGGAGTAGCAGATGATCCAGATTTCTTTGATGAAATTGTGGCACCGTTGGTTGTTCCAAATTCAAAACTGGTGTTCTTTGAAAAGACAGTGGACTTTGATAATCTGCAACGCTATATTCTAGTTGAACCAGGCCGCGTGGTCAGTGAGTTTGCAATCAAGAACGATATTGAAGCGGTCAAAGGAGAATATGTTGCAGGACAGATTTTCTATGCTTACGACCAAGAAATTTATGTTGGACCCTTGGCTGGTCAAGTGGGTGCTTTTTATGAACTAGTGGTCAGTACAACGTTTGTGCGATCACTTGTAGATGTATCTTCAGATTGGATTGCAAGAGTTGGACGCCAGAGTTTGTATTTTCAATACAGACACAATGCTCCACTGACATCTCGTATTGATCCAGGAACAACCAACATCATTGACTTGTATGTGGTCACACAAAGCTATTATAATGCTTATCAAAACTGGATTAGAGACACCACCGATACGGTGCCTAAACCTAGTGTGCCCACAATTAATGAGTTGTCAACCGCTTATCAAAATCTTAACAACTACAAGATGATTTCAGACAATGTGGTTGTAAATTCAGTAGTATTCAAGCCACTGTTTGGCGCCAAAGCAGCACAAGAACTCAGAGCCACAATCAAAGTTATTCGTGCAGCCAATTC